TCGGAGTAGGTCTTGACGTTCACCCACTTGGGGTCGCTCATCAGGTCGTAGGCCACGTCGGGGTGAATGATACCGGCGAAGTCGCCGTTGATGCGGCGGGCGTTCATCACCTTGAGGAAACGGACAGCCTTGCGGACGCCGTCGATGGTGAGGTAGTGGTTGCCGCTCTCCTGGCCGCCCACCAGAGCAGCGCGGGAGGAAACCTGGCCCTCGGCATACAGGACGTTGGTACCGCCGTTGAGCACTTCGCGGGTGATGGTGTCCAGGGTCTTGGACGCCTGCTCGGCGATCAGGCGGGTAGCCTCCATCAGGTTGTTGTCGATGGCGGTCAGCAGCAGCATATCGGACAGCTCCACGAAACCGCCGTACTGGGCGACGGTAGCGGTGATCTCGTCCATAGTCAGCTTCTGGCCGTCGGGGGTAACGCCCTCGGTCAGGGGGGTGAGAGCCTTGGGCAGGCTGTCATACTTGCGGAAAGCGATAGTCTTACCGCCATTCTTGGGAATGGGGTGCTTCTGCGCAAACTGGTCGTGAACCAGCAGAGGCTCGGCCAGGCGGATCAGGTAGGTGCTGTAATACACCTTCATTTCGTCGGTCAGGCCTGCGTCGGTGGTAACGTTGGTGTTGCCGTCAAACAGGTTCAGAGCCATAGGCAGAGCGAGCAGCTTAATGTATTTCTTCATGTTAATAAACTCCCTTTCTATGTGATGGCGCTGCACGAAAGGAAGTCGGAACGCTTCTGGTTTAGAAGCTGATAACCTCTCCGTGTGCAACGCGGCGGGCGATTTCCTCGAAGTCTGCCAAAGTCAGCTTGGAGGGATCGCTCTTGGTGGTGAAAGATGCACTCTGGGAGTTTGCGCCGTTCTCGGCCGGGCGCTGGCCCTTGGCCCGGATATTGTTCACCAGGTTTTTCTCGGTGGCGGCAGCGGTGGCTTTCTGTGCCTCGCCCATGAACTGGTCGAAGTATTTGCCCTTGTAGGTCTGTTCCATCGAAACACCGGCCTGGATCGAAGCGCGGAAATTGGGATCCTGCAGCTCCTTGCCCAGATCGAAGTCGGGGAACTTTGCTTTAAGGGTCTGTGCCTCGTTGTACCATGCCTGGGCCTTGGCCCTCTGCTGCATGGCCCGCACGTCGTTTTCCCTGGCAGCGTCCCAGGCAGCGGCCTTTTTCTGTACGGCGTCGAACTTTCGGAACTGTTCCACGGTCATACCGGCCTCCTCGGCGGCGGCGGCCCATGTGCCGTCGTCCTCCTCGATGGCGGTTTTCAGCTTGGAAAAGTCCGCGTCGTCGGTCACGCCGTAGCGCTGGTTCAGCATGGCAGCAATCTCCCGCAGTCTGCTGTTCTCGGCCTCTGCGGCTTTCGCCTTACTAAACCGGCGGTCGATCATGTCCTGGGTGCGCTTGGTGTAAATATCCTTGAAGCGGTCGCTGTTCACCAGCTCGTCAAATTCGCGCTGGCGGGCTTCCAGAGTATCGGACGCAGACGCTGCGCCCTGGGGATTGTTGGCTGCCCCGGCGGCGGGAGCCTGTGCTGCGGCCTGGCCTGCAGCAGCGGTCGTGCTGCCTGCCTGCTTGCCATAGCGTACCTGCGAGAGATCGCCCGATTTGTTGTTGCCCTGCTGGGTGTTCACAGAGCCTGCCTGGGTATCGCCCATTGCGCCAGCCGTTCCGCCGGGAGCGGCCGCCCCGGCACCGGCACCTGCCCCACCGGCGGCACCGCCGCCCTCGAACAGATGCAGGTTCATAGCCAGCAATTTCTGGTGTTTCATAGAGATATCCTCCTTATCGCGGTATTGAAAAGCGCCGTGTCGCCTGTCGTTGCCCACCGCACCGTGGAAAGGGAGGCGCACCTGGTACGTGCGTCACCCTCCCCAGAGTATCGGTGCAGCAGGAGGACAAATAAAGCGTAGCAGGCGCTTTTTGAAAAGTCGCCCAAAAACCGAGAAAATTTTTAAGAAATAATTTGCAGCTCCACGCAAACGTGCTCCGGGTCGGTGGCCTGCAGCCGCAGGAAGCCCACCGTAACCATGTCAAACACAGTTTCGCAGTTGCTGCCGCCAGCGAACACGATGTGCACGTGGCCGTCCTCCACCGTGCACTCCAGCACCAGAACGGCGCTATTCCGCAGCCAGCCCTCCAGGGTGTAGACCAGGGTAGAGATCGCCGCGCACATTTCCACGCTGCCGGTGGCGTGATCTTTGGCAGTCACAGTGTAGCGATTGCCGTCCTGCTCCAGGTAAACGTGCGTCACAGGCTCACCGCCCCTCCACGTTGGGCTTGCTGCGCTGCGCAAGGCGCTGGCCGTAGTCGGTCATAGGTGTTTGCGCGTCCATGACGGCGCTTGCAAGGCCTGCTCCGGGGTTGTTTGCGGGTGTTGCGGTACTTGCTGCGCCTGCATTGGCGGCGCCGGGAGCGCCCGGTACCTGGGCCATACCCATAGCCGCTTTCAGCAGGGCGTTTTCCTGCATAAGCTGGGTGCACACGTTAAGCAGCGTCTGCCCCTGGCTTACCTTTTCCCGGATCTGCTCGATACCCTCGAACTCCATCATGTCCAGGGCCATAGAGGCTTCCTGGGCGCGGTCGGGGTTGAAGAAGCCCATTTTGTAAAGCTCCTTGGCGTTCTCGTTCTGCTCCATGCGGGAGAAAGGATTGGTTTTCTGTGCCTTGATCTTCAGATCGAAGATGGGGCGGCGGTACAGATCGTTGCCCGCGCTGTCCTGGCCCACGACCTGGTCTTTGATATCCCGGTTGCTCATGTCCACGAACTGGTATTCGCCGGTACCGTTGGGTGCCATGATACGGAAGCTGCGGGCCTCGTCGTAGAACTGACGGATCAGCTCGATCACCATGTCGTTGATCTTCTTGTGGGTACGGTAGCTGGCGGAGATCATGTCGCGGCTGGCCTTGTTGCCCGCCTCCTGGAGCGCTGCGATCGCAGCTGCAGCGGTGACGCCGGAGCCGGTGCCGCCGGAGTTGACGTCCCGGTTGGCGGCGGTGTCTTTCATTTCCTCGATCTTCATCTGCGCAACAGACACGTAGATGCTGTCGAGGGGCTGGCAGACAATTTCCTTTACTCGCCGGTCGTCCAGCTCACCCTCTACGTGGACAAGAGGATTGTTCCAATCCATGAACTCCTCCACGTTGATGTTGGTACTGCTGCTCACGAAGAAGCGCTTTTTAGTCGCCATCATGGCGTTTTCCAGGATATTGCCGGAGAGCTTGTCGATATACAGCTGCGGATCCTTGCAGATTGCCACGTAGCCGAAGCCCACCGGCGTACCCTTTTCGGGGAAAAGCACGTCCAGGACGACCGGGTACCGGCCGTGGTCGTAGTAGCCGCGCTGGGCGTAATCGGGGTCGTTCTCGCTGGCGTACAGCAGCTCGTCACCTACGAATTTGGCGTAGTGCAGCACCGTTGCGCCGCCGGGCGTCTTGACCTTGTAGTACCAGTCCACAACGACGCTCTTGCCGGAAGTGTCCACGGTATCGTCGTAGAGGTATTCTTTGATATCCACAGCATTGCCGCGCAGGCGGCCCTTGCGGTCGGGATACTGCTGCTCCAGCAGATCCTCGTCCACCAGCTCCGTGATAAACAGGTTTCGGGATTTCTGGATATCGGTAACGCCCGGCTCCCAAAACAGTTTGAGCAGGTCGATCTCCTGGATCTCGATATCGCCCAGGCCGTTTTCCTTTTCGGAGTTCCAGAACACACCATAGGCGGCGGTACCGTGTTTCAGCTTATCCCACCAGTTATCGGAGTAGGTCTGCTCGTAGTCGTTGTACTCCAGGATCACCGGCAGAACAGAGGAGAGAGTTTTTGCGCTGGGAATATCGCTCTTTTCCCTGGGCAGCACCACCGGCTCCGGGAAGTTATCCATAGCGTCGGCGTGCTTGTTCAGGATAGAGTTAAACAGCCATGCGCTGCTCGGCTCCGGCATAGCGCCCTGCTGCTTCTCCTTGCCCTTTGCGCCCCGGATCGCCTCCCAATGGCGCAGCTGCCACCACAGCTCGTCCTCCACAATGCGGGTTTCCAGGTTGGCCTTACCCTCCTTGTACCGCTTCAAGATCTCGGCGGCCTTTGCGATATCCTCCTTGCCGATCATGGGCTTGCTGGCTGCGTTGCGCTGCAGCAGCGCGGCCGCCAGCTGCGGGGGGAGATTGCGCGGAGCCTGTACGCCGGGCAGGCCACCAGCGCGAGGAGGAGTGCTGGCCTGCTGCGTAGCGGTCGGCTCCTGCCCCTGGGGTCGTTTGCCAAAAGTGAATGCCATTGTTTTCTACCTCCATTGTCAGTATTTTTTGTACCAGTCGTAGCGATCGTACTGCACCAGCGTTTCGGTGGACAGCGGATCGTATGGCTTGGGGGGTTCCACCGGGCGGGGCCTGGGTGCGATCGGGTTGCGCATACACACGTAGCGCAGCTCGTCGTAGATATGATCCTCGCCGTCGGTGTCGATGTCCTCCACGTTGGTTTCGTCATAAACCAGGTTGGGGACGGTGCGAATGAAATGCTTGCAAGTGTCGAACACATAGAGCATGGGTACGCCCTCGGCGTCAAAGGTCAGCCGGTGGTGCACCTGCATTTTGCCGTCCAGCCGGGCGTGGTCGCCTTTCTCGAAGTAGAC